TAGTTTCTTCAAGACCAGATTTGAATCCGTGCTTTCTGCCAACCCAACTTTTAGACTTTTTTATAACTTTTTTAGCCATTAAAAATTATCGTTTTACTGAATCCGAATACTTTGCAAAGTTCTTTTCACCACCTCTGCCTGATTTAAATTTTGCAGCAGTTAACACTTGCTCATCTGCTTTTTTCAAATCATTTGTACTATATGGAGTATTCGCAGCCTTTCCAGCTTCAAATGAAATTTTGTCAACACCTAATGCTGATTGTTGGGTTTTGTATAATTCTTCTAATGTTGCCATTTGTTTTGTGTTTTAAGTATAAATATAAGATTATGTATCAAATCGTATAATAAAATTAACTGGAATATCTTTTTCTGATTTAATTGGTTGAGGAAGTTTAGCTACAGCAACTAAATCACAATTATCATCGTATAAACCAATTGTTGTAATGAATGGTGTTAAGAAAGAACCAGTTGAATCAATAGAACTACTTAAATCGTAGTGTTCAAATCCTGCAAAGTGAGTAGAAGAACTTACAGATGATGTATAACGATAATCTAAAGTATTTCCATTTTCTAATATAGATTTTTTACGAATATATTTAACAGGTTGTTTAGAGTAAACTCTGTGTGTATTTCCGGAAGAATCTACAAATGATGTATACTCACCACCTTCTGTTACAACTGCGGATGGGTTTTGTGAAACATTAAATTCATCCTCATTAACAATCAAAAGATATTCATGCTCATAGATTGTTTTAGTAGATTTAAAATTTAAATCCCAATCTGCATTTAAAAGTGATGCTGCATTTCTTGTTAACACTATTATTCCTTGTGTGTAGAATACGTTACCTATTTTTATATTCTGTGATTCTTCTGGTATAAACGGTAAATCATCAACTACCATAATACCGGTTTGAATATTAAAATTTATTATTGTTAAAGAATGTGAAATAGAATTATATATTATGTTAAACGTACCATTATTTATATCAAAAGAACCAGTTTCTCCTTGAATTGAAGCGGAATATGTATTAAGTGCTGAATCTGTAAAGTTTATAATACTATTTTCTACATCAATTTGACCGAAAGTAATAATATCACCACTTTGTCCTCCAATTAAATTTCCATGTGTATCATCTATATAAGAGGTAGATGTTCCATCGTTATCAATTAATATAACCGAGCCTTTTTTTATACCTTCTCCAACATATATTTGTGGAATAGAAATTACCTTTGCACTTCCACTTAAAAATCTATCACGAGTAGATGGTTCATCATTATAATCTGATGATTTATCACCGAATCTTAAAAATGGATTGTCTTCATTACCATTGTAAAATTGAGCTCTTAATTGCCCGTATATAGAATTTTGTGGATATAATCCAGATAATACCGATGAAGTTTCATTTGCTTCTAATAAATCTATTTCATTAGAAGTTTCATCAAAACTCCATTCCTTATACGCCTTAAATGGCCTTATACTAATATCAGATTTTGGTATTCTTTTTAACATATCACATATAAATATAAAGAAATAAAAAACCCCCACCATTTCTGACGGGGGTGTCCTTCGGTAGCATCCGTAAGGAATATGTTATTAGAAATCTAATTTTACTTTTATAGCCACTTCTTTATCAAATGATTTAGCAATTGGTTTAGAAGTTTTTGCTACTGCCAATAATTCGTTTGCATCATTATACAAACCAACGGTTGTAATATATACATGCGGGTCTCTTTCGAACAACGGTTGTACAAACGCACCTACTGAACCAGTTACGAATGTTGGGTTGTTAGAGAAGTTAAATTCTCTATTGTTTGCTCTTACAAAATAATGAGAAGTAGAAACATTTTCAGTTCTACGAGCTTGGAAATCACCACCTCTTTTTAGTGCATCGTACAATTTCAATGAACCAGATACCGAACCTGATTGATGATATTTTAATGTAGTTGAACCAGCAGCTGCTGATAATTCACCACCAACAGATGCGGAAAGTGCGGTTGGGTTTAATAATATAATACCCATATCAGGATAGAATAAACCGTATCCTTGTTTTGTATATGTATCGGATACTTGTGCTACTGATGCAGTTAAAGATGTTCCAATGTTCAATGCACCACTAACCATATTATAAACTCTACCAGCAGTTGTTACATTTTCACCAGTTCCACCTGAATCATCAATTAATGAAATATATCCAGCTGAACCTGATAGTGCAATTTGTATATTTCCTGGGTCTAATTTTTCTTTATATCTAGCTCTATTAATGTTAAGTACATAGAATGATGATAAATCATGTCCTCCTGCAGTTGAACCAGTGTAAACACTAAAATATGCATCAGCTGCATCCAATAATACATTTTTAAATTGGTTGTAAACGGCAGTAGTTTGTAAATTGGAATCATCATCTTGTGATAATGTAGGTGCTCCGTTTCCGTTTACATCTCCATACGCAATTGAAAATTGAACTTCTGCCGAAGAAGATGTTGCGTTTTCATTATACACATCCAAATAATACTTACCACTTACAGAGTTCAATTGTGTTGATGATGTGAAAAAATTAGCCAATGAACCTTCATCACCACTCCATATTCCAGAAGTTACAATTTCTGTTCTATTGGTTACTTTATCAATTGCTCCAAATTTTTTGTAAATACCATTAGTAATGGTAGTTATATCCGAACTAATCTGTTCACCCTGTCCTAAAAATTGGTTTACAATGCTAACTAATTCATTTGTATCGATAGGAGTACCCGCTACATTTGATTGTCCTGCCAAGTATTGAGCTATATTACTCGCTAAAAGGGCTCCTCTATTGTCTCTAATTAATGCCATAGTTTATTTTATTGAACGTAAGTTACAGTTACTGGTATTGTTTGCGAACCACCAGTTTCGTTACCATAAACCGTAATTGTAGTTTTGATGGTCGAAGTTAATGATGGGTTTGGAATAAATTTAAATGTTAATCCTTTAGCAATTGCTGCAGTTGCAGATATATCATCACCGATAAAAATAGGCACTGAACCTACATCCGATGTTACACCTTCTCCTACAATATCTCCTGCATTTTTGTTAGATAATACAATAGTGTATCCTAAACTTCTATTTCCAGCTGGAGATGTAGTTGGTGATAATGAAACTTCACCACTTCTTTGATTAACTGAAATGGTTGGTATACCAAATTCTACAACAGGAATACGAGTTGTATTTTTAGGTAGTGTTACCAATTTATATTTCATTACTTGCGTTTCATCAGGATTGGCTTCCAATACTGGCATATTCTTAATTGCCGCATCATAATATGCAGAACCAAGTGGATGTGCCGGTTCGTATAGTGTGTAATCAATCTCATCATCTGCTAACGCAAATTGAGTAATGTTTAATCCTTGTCCTGATGCTAATTTTTCTCTACCTTTTTTAGTAAGAATTGCATCAACGGTTAATTCGCTATTACTTAAATATCCCATAATGTTTTATTATTCTTTGTTTATAAATATAATAATTTTTAAATTTCGTTATTCTACTTCCAAAATAGGTTCGGAAGAATCTCTACCAGTCTTATTTACTCTTAATGTATTTGGATTAGAAGCAAATGTTTCAATAGGTGAACTCCCATCTAATGTAGTTGCCGCAGTATTTTTAGAACCCTTAAAGAAACTATTTTGTAATCCCCTAGTTAAATCGGAAGTAAATTTATTATGCGTTGGTAAATATCCATTTACATTTGTTACTTCTATTACATTACCTTTAACAATAGGTACAACAGAACCACTAAATGGTTGAATATTTAATCTTGTTTCAGTATAAGTTTGAATATCTGAAATGTATCCACCGCGTGGGTCACCCAATCCGTTAGCCGAAGCAGTTATTGCGAATTTTTGTACAATTCTTTCTTTTTGTTCGGTAATTAATTGTACTCTAACTCTTTCTTTAACAACTCTATTATCTTTATTAAAATATGTTCTAATTGCAGAACCACTCTGTGCATAAATACCAAACCCAATTGTTTCAAATTCAGTTTGTCCTATAATTTGATTTGAATCTGTACTATCAATTTCACTTACAAGTGTAGGTTCTCCCAATTCTGCATTTATTATTACTTCTTTTTGATAAGAATCCGAATTAAAAACAAAATTAGAATTCATATCAATAATAGAATCTTGCTGATAATTTTCAGCAAATAAACTATTTACTGATGCAGTTGAAATCAATGCTTCATACTGATTATTTTCTATCGTTAAATTTTCGGATAGATTAGCATCTATTAATGTTTCTTTTTGAATATTTTCAAATGTAATAACGCTAGTATCAGATAATTTTATTTCAGTTTCTTTCTGATAATCATCTGCCGTAGGTTTTTTGTGAACAACTTTACTTCTTTCTAAAAAGTGTGGTTCTATTAATAAACCAGTAGTTGCCTTAACCCTCGCAGGCAACATCTTCTTTAAATCTTCAAACATAGATTTCTCATATAGTTTGATTAGATTTATGTAAGCATATATATCTCTATTATCAAATCTTTGGAAATAATAATTTCTTAAATTATCCAATGATTTGTAATTTGGTTTATAATCATCTGAAGGGTCACCTATATAGTTATCAATATTTAACCCACCAAAAGTTTTAGCAATATCCATATTTAACTCCTTTGTAGGAGAGAAAAATAAACCAACTCTGTTAGAATCAGTTGGAGATTGGTCAAATGCTTTTTTAGTTGCTCTACTTTTTGAAGATAAATCTACACCAACACTTCCAGATATTTTTTGATTAGTTAAAGTATATTGGTCTTCAAATCTAACTTTATTAGTTGAGAATCTACTCGCTCCACCATCTGGATAATCCATTACAATTGTTCTATCGATTACTTCGAATTGATATGGATATTCACTTACAGATGGGAAACTAAACGCCGATGCTGATAATAATGGTGTAGTGTTTACCGAATATAGTGAAGCAGTAGTTCCATTTTCATAATCATTTCTAGTCAAACCATTTTCAAAATAAATGTTAGTATCAACATTTATTAATGAAGATGTTCCAGATGTACCATATAAGTTTTTAGGATATTCAAAATCCAAACGGAAATATAAATCATCGGTTGATGATGTAACACTATTTCCATTAATCATTTCAGGAAATGAAACGTGTTCATAAAATCTTTCAGTATCCAATACTTCAGACCATAAACGGAATTCATCTAAAGAACCAACATAATTACCTCCAATTTGTAATATAGAACCAGTGTTCCATAGAGTTGTTACAGAACTTGCAGATACGGATTGTTGAAATATAGTTCTTTCTTTGTTAGATTGTCTTACATCTAATTTTAATCCATTAGAACCACTACTTACCGAAATACCAAAAAAGTTTCCATTAAATATTGGTAATAACGATGAAGATATTGTGTTTAGTAATTGGTCTGAACCAGAATATGTGAATTTAACTTCACCATAATTACTATCAGTTGAACCACTTAAATTTACATTCCACCCGCTACCACTTATTAAAGTATATTGAGATGAATCTGATGGTTTTACAAATAACTCAATTGTATTTGGTTTTCTACCTTTTTCAGTAGTTTTCCATTCCATTTGGATATTAGAACCACTCGTCATTGTAAGTCCCGTAGTAATATTATCTATTACCAACTTACTTTTAGATGTATCGTTTATTTCAGGACCTCCAAATTCTAAAATTGAAAGATTAGATGATGGAATACCATAACACGCCATTAAAGCATGTATACCTCTTCTAGTACCCTTATGTTTTAATAGATATGGTAAATTATTTACAATTCTTCTCCAAACTTCGTTAGTTCTTTGTTTTGCTGGGTTTGATTCTGTATCATTACCTTCTTTATCTTTACCAAATACATAACTCCACAAATCAGCATCAGCTGCTAAATTTTTAGCATCCCAACTAAATGATTTTAAAGTATCGAAAAGTAATTTATCAGAAATACCATCTTTGGCTCTGTACCCTAACCCTCTACTTTTTTCAATAGATTTTGTGTGAAAATAAATATTATCAAAATGATGTCCAATCATTGAGAAAAATAATATTAAACTTTCATTTTCATCACAATTTACTATGTATTGTGGTATATTATTTAATACATAATTTGAATTATTAGCATCATATATATTTGCAAGTTCTTCTATATTAGAATACCAATTAGAAACTTCATTAGATGTACTTAATCTTCTATTCGTACCGTTGTATGGCCAACTTAAAGAAGATGATTCGTATAAAAATTTCTCGAATCCATCGAAACCATTTATTAATTGATTCTTTTTAGATTGTTGTCTTTCTCTTTCTTGAACGGCTGATAATGAGCCTGTATGTGAACCTGATGTTGGGCTTGAGCCAGTATAATATGATGATGAATACGAAGTTTCATATACTTCAATAAGTTGAACTTTATAAACAAAGTTAGCAATACGTTCAGCCGCAGAACTAAAATGAACAAAATTTTCCCACAAATAAGTAGAACCAGATGAATATTCGATATTTAATTCATCTGTAGTTATCAATGATGAACTTAAATATAATGATACTAATTCGTTAGAAGATGTGGAACCACTTAATATTATATTATCTAATGATTCGTAATTAGTAGATTGTCCTTTTACAAAGTCTACATCAATTGTAAAATTTGGTCCTTTTATTGGTGGACAACTTACATCATTATTTTCTGTTAATACAACCGTTTCAATTAAAGGATTACTCATTAATTTTGTAATCCAGAATGTTGAATTATTCTGTATATTAGCAGGTAACGGTGAATATAGTTTTAAAATAATTGAATTAACAACATCATTTGGAGCAACAAATGTATTACCTAAATTATCTGTAGACTTTTTAGATAATGTAAAATCATCAGTTTCCCAAGATGAAATTATAATTTGCTCATCGTTTCCAAAATTAGCAAGGTGTGTTAGATACTTACTTTCTTTTGAAGGTTCATCGATTTTTAATTTTTCAGAAAAAGCATTAAATAAAGCGTTAGTAATTATATCTTCATTTAATGAAATGGACGGTATAGATAATTTTGTTAATACCTGATAATCATTTCCAATTAATTCTTCTGCTCCACTTCTGTTGTATGGTTTTAATACTAATGATACACTATCACTACCAACCCAATTTGGATAATTTTCTCTTAATTTTTTAAGATTTATTTTTATCGAACCATTTGGTGGTTGATTGCTAAATAATCCAATACTACTACCATCTTTTTGTTTTAAAAAAATATCTACCGATGAAACTGCAAATGATGAGTATGAAACATCGTACTCAATATTGTAATCGGAAAATGATGGTATATCGATTGATTCCGCATATATGACTTCCGTAATAGATGGAAAATCATTTATAGCACTAAATGTTACAATCGTTTCAACCCTAGTTCCTGTTCCAAATGTTGTACTACGTGGAACAAAGAATATTTTTTTAGAACCGTAAATTTCTTTAAAATCTTTTTGAAAAAATAAAGTTACTTCTTTATCATTAGCTGGAACTTCTAAAACTATATCTGCTGAAATATATACTAAAACTGAATCAGCAAATTTGGTATTAAACGGAATTACTATTGACTTTTCTGTATCGGAATCCTTTACACTTACATTGTATTGTGTTTGATTCAATATTACAATTGGTGATTGGGATTTAATTTCTTTTTCAGCTTCAATTATAACACCTATTCCAGAATTTAATAACGATGCCGGTAATTGAAAAGCGTAATTTTGTTTTGTTAATCTACTATAATTAACAGCATCCGAACCAAACTGTTGAGATGTTCCGGAATATATATTTTTTATAAAAATACCATCGGGTAAATTGCCTTTAATTTCAAAATTAACAACACCACCATCCAATATCTTTTTAGGTATTTTTCCAAATGTATTTTCATACAATTTATTTACACCAGATGCAACTATATCATCTTCGAATACAATTTGATATCCTAAAGTTAAGGAACTTAATTCTTTTATATTTGAATTAAATAAAACTTCCCATACAACTTCCGGATTAGTATCAGTTACTACTTCCGCAGATTCTTGAGCCACTGGGATTGGATTTCGTTGTAATACTTCTGTTTTAAATCTTAAAGTTATAGTTCCGAAATTAAAATTTTGAGTTTGTTGTTCTTCCCATACATCATCTATTAATGTATATTCCGTAACACCAATTCCTTCAACAATTTCAGTTGCAAATTGTAATTGTTTAGTGTTAACTACGAATTTAGATAATACTTTTCCATTATCTAAATTTGCAGTATAAGTTTTAGGACCATTAAATTGTAAAGATGAGTTATAAATAATATCAACAGATTTACCATATCCAACCGATACTTCTTCTTCAAAAAATTCTAAATCAGTATCTTCACTTATTAAATAAATTTTTAATGAAGATGGCGGATTAGTTGGCCTATATGTGGGAGCGTTATAGGGGCCGGTTGGGCCTGTATTCCCAGTGCTTCCGTTATTATTAGAATATGGATAAGTGTAAAGGCTGTCTTGTTCTGCCATTATTTATTTTTATTTTATATAAATACTTTAATATTATTTTATTCTACACCTCGGTTTGTATTTTTATCTCTTACTTGTACTCCCGTTGCGTACCCTCGGTTTGTTCCATCTGCGGTTAAAGCATCAAGAAATTCTTGTTGAGCTATTTCTTCAGGGGTCATACCACCAACTAAACCTACATTATTAGTAGGTGGTATAGTTGTAGTTGTGGTTGTTGCAGGTGCCGCAGTTGTAGTTGTGGTAGTTGTAGGTAGTGGAACTTTTGGCGGTAAGTTAGATACATTTTCGGTTCCAGTAGGTGGGTCTTTATCAGTAACACCTTGGAATGATACTGCAGCTAATTCTGGTGAATACACATTTCGTATAATTTCCACTTTGGTATCATACAATTCTAATAAATTTTGAACTTGTTTTTTAACTTCTTCTACTGCAAATTCAACTGGTAATGTTTCATATTTTATAACTCTTCTGGACAATGTTTTTATATTAAATGTTATAGAAGCATTTAATATATTTTTTATTTCATTTAATAGGTAATTAAAATCATATTGGTCACAATCATCAAATCGTTTTTCGGATGGAGACCCGAATGTAGATTGAGTAATATCATAATTTTTATTTGTTAACCAATAGGTAACACTATTTCTAAAATCTATAAATATCTTCTTTTTAAATTCGTTAAAATTACTCAATCCAAAATCTTTTTTAAGAATTGCTTGAAAATCGTTTCCAAATTTTGCTACCAATGTATCATCTATGGATTGTAACGATGTTGTTTCAAATGAATCTAATCCATCTAATATATTTTTTTTATAAAACTTAAAATCTCTATTTAAATTATTTAAGTTTAAGAATTGTTTAGTATTATTTATATTTAGTTGAGGATTATTAGTTTTTAATGGTATAATACGAAGTTCTTCTCTCGATGGAGATATTTCGTGTATCCAAACTCTTTCTAATTCATTTTCACTACCAACTCTACTACGAACGAAATTAATATTAACTTTAAGAATACCGTTTGTAAACCCTAAATCATTTAATAATTTTTCAATATTAATAGCAAGTTCTTTTTTCCCCAATGTATTAGTAAGTGAATACATATATGAACCTATGCTATTTTTTTTTATGTATGCAACATTTTTTCCTGATTTTTGGGGTAAAAGTATATTATTAATATCGTATACAGATACTTCCATCACATCATACTTACACTCACCAAATTCGGTTTCTTGTTTTTCGTTTTTTGTAACAATAAACAAATCTTCTGCAAGGAGAAACTGCCCTTCATTGGTTGAATTTGAATTTATGCTATCAAAATTTGTATATTTTCTAATACTCATATTTTATATATTAATACGAATTTGGGTGAGATTTGTTTATGTTGCATGGATACTCTTTAAATTCAGTTGTACCATCTGGTTTAGTAGCAATCACTCTAATAGTACCTGTATATAATTTACCTGCCGAATATCCAGCAAAAGGTGCAATGTCTCTCGAATCAGCACTTTTTGGTATCGCGCTAGTTTTTATTTTAAAATCAATAGTTTCATTACCATTAGCAGGAATATCAAAGTTATTCTTTGGTACGGTTACCCAACTCCAATTATTGGCCAATTTAAGTTGAAATGTTATGTTTACAGGTTGAGTATCGTTATTTGTTATAGCCAATTGTCCGTTTGAAATCCATTTGTTTGCGGCATAATCTTTCGCATTCAATTTAGCAGATAATCCTTTTAATACTTGATTATCTTCTTTAGGACCATCCCATTTAATAATTGTAGTTTTAACTAAAATATCCCCACCACTTGCTAATGCAGTATTGGATGCCGATTGTTGTATAGCTTGTTGTTGTTGAACTGCCCCTAATTGAGATTGTAAACCTTCTATAATTGAGTTTAGTGAATCTATTTGTTTTATTAATGCTTCTATTTGTGCTTTAAATCCTGCGTTTTGAGATTGTAAAGATGCTCTTAAAATAGATTCATCTACTGATTTTTGCACTGCAGATTGTATCTGTGTTGCAAATTGTTCGATTACTTTTGATAATGCATCCAATTGATTAACTAATACATCATTAGTTTGCTCTATTGATAATCGTTTATTAGTTTCAGATAATACTCTAGATGTTAAAGTATTGATTTCAGAATTTAAAACTTCAATATCTGTTGTTAATTTTTCGACTTGTTTTCTTAAATCTGTATTAGTAATAACTTCATCATCGTATAATGGTTTAGGTACTAAATTAAGATTTACTTCAGGAATGTTTGGTTTTAATTCTTTAACTTCGGTATCAATTGCTTTTAAAAGTTCAACATTATCTATTTTGGATATAACTAAAGGTTTAAATACTAAAGATGATGCTAAATTATTTTCATTAACTACGGTTACACCATATTCATTTTTAGAAACAGCGGCAGAACCTGATACTTTTAGAATATTTTCTAAATCAGTAGTTCTTTTTTCTTGTAATTTTAATGCAATTGCTTCTAATGATGTTAATGCCATTATTATACTATTTGAAATGTTAATTTATCATCAATTATGGTAGATATTTCACCATCAATTATTTTTAATTTTAATCTATATGTCCTATACAATGGTAGTGTATTTAAATCTAAAATAAAATAATTGGATGTATTATCACATGAAATTTTAGTGTATTCTCCAAATGGATATATAACATCATCTGTTATATAATCTTCCAATTGATAATATGATGTTGTAGGTAAATACTTTGATTGGTCATATTCAAATGTTGTTGAAAATGACTTTAAAGGAAACATATCTCTACCTTTAATTCTAATTTTTATCTTACTATCTTTACTATATTCTGTTTTTAAATTGGTAATAATTACTTTATATTCATCTTGAGCAGAACCAGTAACTGGTAATAAACTGCCTGTTACAAATGATACATCATTCCAAACTATTTCTAATTTTGGCTCATATATAGTAGTAGTTTCTTTAGAAAAGAATTTCAATACACCATAATCTAATGTATTTTCTTCGTTTTCTAACCCATGGTGTATAATAAACCCATTATTTGGTATGGAGCCACTTAACCATCTATTAACGATACCTGTCACATTAATTCTGATATCAGCATCTTCATAGTTATAAGATTGAGATGCTTGAGATGCAGTATACCACGTTCCACCTTCCGCGTTTGCAGAACCAGTTGTTCCTGGCGTAAATACCGCAGTTCCTGCAGTAACATTATCTTGCCAAGTATCAACACCATTTCGGTATTTCCAACTTACACCATCCGATGTAATATTATCAAATTTAGTACCAGTACCCATTGACCAACTCTGTGATACTGCATTAGCATGGATTGTATATTCCAATGGAATTTCTTCTGCTTGAGAAGATTTTAGATTTAAATAAACAATAGAGCCACTTGGGATTCCCATATTAGCTACATCAAATTTTATTAAGGTTCTAGCTATGTCTTTAGTGGAACCATAATATAATTTACCAACCTCTAATATCTCATCTCTACCTGCATTTTGGTCTGGTTGTTGTAAGTAGATACTGGCATCGAACGATGATGTGAATAATTTATGCATATTATAAAGCTCTTCCTTTTATATCTTTGTTAGGGTATTTTACTTCGAAAATGCAAGGGTCTAAAGATGGATATACTATCTTACCTCGAGTTGCTTCATCGATGTTATATTTATTTGGTGAATAATTTCCATCTCCACCACATAAATTTGATATCTTTACGGATGGTACACTCATTACTCCTTCTACGTTTGCAAGTATTAATTCTAATTCAGAAATGTTTATTGGTTTATTAAATGTCCAATTATCTATATTAAAGTAATCTTGTACTTTAACTAAACAATTGGTAACAACTTCTCTTTTATTGTAGTTTGAATAACATATTACATCAAAGTCAACACCTATATTTACAACAAATCCATCAATCATATTCACCGCATCTGTAATCATTCGATACTCTCCTAAATATGTTTTTAGGTTCTGTTTAACTGCCTGATTTATTGGAGTTAAATGTTTATTAACATCATACCCTAAAACATACATATTAATTGCAAATGGGTTATTTACTTCATTCAATGATGATTTTTTAGTTGAAAGATATTTAATTAATTCACCTTGGATATCAGATTTACTCATACCCTTAAATCCGTCTACTAAATTAGTAAATTCTGCGATAGATGCTGGACTAGATAAAATAGATGCGGGTGAATTATTATCTATCTCACCATCTTGTGATACATACACTTTCGCAACACTTCCATATCTTTCTGGCAATGATAATGCTCTTACTATATAATCCTGTTTAGTTACTGCTCTGTTTTGTGAACCAAATGTTGCTAAAGCATTTTGTCTAATTTCTTCAATACTTTCTGCTCCTCTACCCCCTATTGCAGGTTCCAAATTTTCTACTGCAATTGATGATTTAAATGAGTTATACATTCCAACAATTCCAGATGGTATAGCTAACAAATCATCATCAAATTCAACTTTTTGAATTTTTGTTAAATCACCAACATTCACATTTGATGCAATTCCACCACCTGTTAAATACTTTATAGTTAATGTTTGTCCAGCAGGTGCTATACCAAATGTATTAGTTTTTAAAAAATTAGATGGGTCAATTCCGTGATTTAATCTATTAACAGAATTTGCCAAACCTAATCCTATATTTTTTGTATTGGGTAATATTTGCTCATCTCTTAAATTAACATCACCACTTCCAAATTGTATTTCGGTTGTATTATCCGAATTAATTTTTACAGAAAATCTACGAGGTACTTTTTGTACTTCTAAAATATATGGAACTGAACCAGAATAGTATGATAATTCATTCACATTAGGTTGTTCTACAAATATACTTTCTTGAGCCAAATATGGAACTTCGTAATATTTGTTATTATTTGAATCTGCTATTGATACTATTTGTATAATGTTAGTTTCGGATAATTGGATAGTTGGATAATCCGTATCACTACCTAATGTAATACCAGTAGTATTTTCTCTAGCTGATATGGCTTTAATTTTTTTAGATACTAAATATTGAGTAGGAGTACCTGTCGTAGCATCCCTCTCATATACTTCAATTGTCCTATCAGTTGGGCTTGCAAAATCAATTGCATCAGTTGTTATAAACGATACATTACTATTTGTAGATGATTGTACCTCAAATCCAGCTTTTATTTTAAAGTAGAATCTAGAATCAGCTTCATAATTTGTACCACTGTTGTTTTGCGCATTATACACCGATGGTATTAATTGATAAACGGTTAATGTAGTTATAGCAGGTGAAGTTACTTTGGGCTTATACCCCATAGATTGTGCCAATGATACCACATTTTTACGTTCCGTAGCGTGTGATAACATTGATTCTTTTAATTGAGTATCTTGGTAAAATGAAAGAACATCTCCAATTGCTGCAGCTTGTTCAATAAACACCATACCAGGTGATGCTTCATTAAAATCTGAATATGTATTTGGGAAATAGGTTTTAGTAAAATCTATCAAATTTTGCTTAAACGTAGCAAAATCTTTACCAATGTAATTGATGTTTTTTGTATCACTACCCCAACTTTTATTTGATGGATTAATTGCCATTACTAATTATTTATATTTATTTGTACTGATTCTGTTAAATTTGGATTTGATGCTAACGCAAATTGAATGTCTAACGATATTCTGTTTGTATCAATATCATTATCATCGTAATCAAATACTATTGAAGTTAAACTTAAATATGGTAGCCAAGTATCAACTGCATCTACAATAGATGTTTCAATTCTTGATTCAATTGTAGCACCATCCATCTGTTCAAATAACACCAACCAAACATCACACCCAAAATCAGGATTCATTAATCTTTCTCCCTTTTTTGTTAGTATTAGGTTTTTTAAATTATCTTTTGCTTGAGTTAGAGTAGTGTAGTTTGTAGAAAATACACCATTAGAATTTGAAGATTTGCATATCCCAATTCCTAATATCTTATAATCATTTTCCGCTAAATCTGCTACTTTTACGTTACCTAACTCTATTGCCATTATTTAAATCGTTTTACTAATTCTGAATAATCTCTTGTTAATGCTTTTATTGTAGCATCTTGTAACCCATCACCAGTTGATTCCAATTGTTGTGGAATGTTTTGAGGAATATTTGATTCTCTAAAATCCATAGTTTCCCAATCACTATCATCAACCCTTAATTCTGGTTTAATCATATCCAATACACTACTTACCGATTGAGCACCTTCTTTACGTTGCTCTGCTGAAAATGGTTGAGTCATATTAAGAATCTCATTAATCATCGGGTCTTTGGAAAATTCCTTTTTGATTTGAGGTTTTGGTTGAGGTTGTACTACTTTTCTACTTTGTTGTAACGCGGAAGTTGCAGCCTCAAATGGGTCTACCGATTTAATTGCTTCCTTTAGAGTAGGAGCAGTTGGTTTTTTTGGTAAATTTAAAGTAACCGCACCAGATTTGATAAGTTTAGCAACTTCTTCTTTAACTTGTGCTTTTACTTCATTCTTAACCACTTCTTTAATTAGTGATAATAAAATATCTGATTTCATAAAAATTATTGTTCTATTTGTTAATAAATATAATAAGTTAAAATTTACACCGATTTACCTTGCAATTGAAATAAAATTATCCGTTGATAGTAATGTAGATGATTCTGCCATCCCTGCCTCATCTCCATATATTATAGATTTTATAGCAGCTGCAATTTGCGGTTCTTGGGTTTCTTCACCTTCTATAAATCCTTTAGCTATAGTTGTTGCAAGTTGAGAAACTACGTCGGTTTCAGTTTCATTTTGAGTTATGGTATTTGTAACACCAGATAACGTATCTGCTGTAACTAATAGTGCAAGGTTTCTCATATCTTTAAAATCTAAAGAACTTAATGGGTTACCGCTAAATGGTTTAACAAAATAACCTGCCCAAGGTAATACTCCAGGTGCAGGTGGTGCTGGTGGTGGGTATGTACAATTACAGATAAATAGTCCACCTACAGTTAGTAAATGTACTGATGCGGATATTATAAAATTTAATAAAAAAGGAGAAATACTTCCGTTGGCATTCACAATAATTGGTGTCCATATTCCAGGAGATAAATTAAATCCAACATTTGTTGTTAAATTTGCAACTGCACCAGCACATGGTATATTTGGGACGGGTATTTTAGCTGATTGAGCCCCCAGCCAATATGCCTGAATTGCTGGTCCGATATCCCTTAATAAATCTCCCGTTTTACTTACTGTAGTGTTATTTAAAATTAAAAATAAAGTTCTTTCCATTGCTTCAACATTTCCTTCAAATGGAACACCACCTATCAGAGTTTTACCACCTTTTATAACTTTATCGTATTCTTCAGTTAAAGATTGAGCAAACCAATAATTATTAATTGTATTATTTAATTCTGTTTCTGATACATTATCACTAATAACACCAAGGTCACCAACGATGGAAGTTCCTCCTAAAACGGAAGCACCTATTGCAACTCCTTTAGCTTTAAGGTAATTTTCTGACATTTCTAATGCCATATTTAAATAAAAATCCGTCCAACTATTAGAGATTCCTCCTTTAAAAATTTGTTTCGCTTTATTTAAATTTATAGCCATTAGGTTTTACTTAAATAATTATTAGCAGATAATATAGTTTTTAATTGTGAGTTTATTGATTGAAATGCAGCTGCGTTTTCAGGACTAACCTTGGATGGTCCAGATGGAGTTAAATATTGTTGTTCTAAAATAGCACTTATTAAATCTTTTAATATCTTAACAAGTTCTCCTCCCAACACCATTTGTTGTACATCTGCACCTTCTTGTCCTACTCCAATGTTCTTTCCTATAAATACTTTACCACTATCGGAATTAAGGAATATTTGATTAGAACCTTTTGAGTGTATTGTTATATTTTTATTGTTGTGAACATATACTTCTTTTTCTGCATCAATTGTAAAATTACCATCAGTTAATATACCAGTGTTTCCTTTACCAAATATAATAAATTCACTTGCTTTCGAAGAAAGAATTATTCTATCCGAATTTATAAATAATTGGTCACCTTTTAATTTATCAGATGCGGGATATTCTTTGAATGCAGTTTTAGTTTTGGCTACGGTTTCTTTAAATGGTATTTTTACTTTACCAGAAGTTATATAAATTGATGTACCATCTTTGTTAATATCCTCATCTACTAATTCACCTATTTTTTTTGAATCCAATTCTGGATTCTGTTTATTACGAATAAAAATAGATGGAGATGATGTTTTACTATCTTCAGTTAAAAAAAACTCGCTAAAACGAATTGTGTTACCAACTCTACCACTTATAATAGTATCACCGTTTGATGGTTTTAAAAATTTAATTTTTTCATTTACTACATATTCGTTTTTATCTTTAGTTTTAGTTTTTGCATTTGTTTTACCACCAGTAGCAGCAGTATTAGCCATAGAACCACCACCCTGTTTTCCAGCAGGTACTTCTACATCTTCCTCTAACGTAGCATAATAAGTTGTATAATCTCTTCTATAATTTGAATAAGGAGTATTTGTATATGGTAAATAAAATGATTGATTATGTAGTTTTACTATAACTACCGTTTCTCCTTTGATTGGAAATGTAAAATTATTTTTATCAAATGGGAATGCGTAATCATCTACTTTAATATTACTTTCTCTTCTGTATGTAATTGCACCATACATTCTAGCATCTTTATCCGAAAATGTTTTATTATC